CCAAAATTCAACCCAAAATTCAGCCCAAAATTCAACCTAAAAAAACCATTCCTCAGCCCAAAATTCAACCTAAAAAACCTACTCCTCAACCCAAAATTCAACCTAAAAAACCTACTCCTCAGCCTTCAAAAACGCCACACATCGTTTAACATTGGGGGTATATTTCGTAACAACTCTCCCACCTTTTCCATCTCCTCCATTATGTACAGAGTCCATACTGACCATTCCTGACTCAATAAGGTCTGCCATAATTGTGTCACGTGTTTTCCTGTCGAGCTTTTTGGTTGTTTTAAGGGTTAATTCGGACTTTGTAACACCGTTATATCCGGAGCGTGACTTCTTTAGATTGTGTTGTTTGACAATGGCGTTAATAATGATTCTCATCTGTTCGAGTCTTTTGTCTGTTTGGGCGTGTTCTAGGTAGATAAGGTGGAAGTCATTAACACATTGGAAGACGAACTCGAAACACCATTGGAGGGTTTCTTTAGTGATCTCGTGGAAGGACTCATACACTGTAATACCTGTTGCGAGTCTCATAGCGTTTTCACGCGCACGAGCGGCCATCTGGGTTCGTTGTGACGAGTCTTTACACCAACTACCTATAATAGTGGTTGGGTCTTCCACATCACCTATTTCTCTGTAGTATATGAGCGCATCTTCAGCCCAAGAGACAGTTTGGTATGTAGGGCGCATATCCGCAATTTCTGCACTTTGGATGTCTACACCTGTAGAGGCTACATTGGGACCACCACTTCTCAAGTCTTGTACATGGGTGACTAACCACTTTGGAGGTTCAAACTGTGGAAGTCTGTTGTATGAGGGTGTGGCATCCGCACTCAGGTAGATAAACCTGTTCATTGTTCCGTCTTCCAACATCCCTTCAGAGATGGCAGAGAGGAACTGTTGTTTAGTAGTGAGACCTACAATACCTAAGTGGGGGTCGATTACAGGGGAGGATAGAGACGTAGAATCAAGATTTGTTCCTCTGTTTCTGTTTGCGTACGCAGTTCTTTCTAGTTCACCTTCTGTAGAGTACGCTTTACGAAGTGTCGATAATCTATCTCTGGCAGGTCCACCCTTGTCTTGAGTTCCGTGTTTAATCATGTCTCCAAACTCATCGAGGTACGCAATTACCCATGGATATTCTGCGAGTGTGTCTCTGATGGATGCACCTGAGATAAAATTACCCACTGATGTATTGTTTGAGTATCCAGCTTCTGAAAATAGGCGGGAGAACGCCTTTCTGATGTAGTCCTTACCCGCACCTGTACGCGCGACTACCGCGATATAGGCAGTTGTACCGTTGTAATAGTGTTCAGAACGGTAGACACGGGCTGTCGCCGCTTGAACGATGGATAGAGAACCCGCGAGTGAGATTACCGGATTAGATTTTGTTGAGTATTTATCCAGCCAGTCTATTGTTTTGTTTAATCGGGGGAAAGGGGTTATTTTCACCTCTTCAGTCGTGGTTTCTTCTGTTTCTATCGGTTTTACGGGTGGTTGTTCGTCTATTTTAACCTCTTCAGCAGGTATTTCCGGACTACCACCTATCGACTGGGGGTTTGTCCATCCGTTAGTTTGTGCAAGATGGAAGATGGAAGAGATCGTAAAACTCCCGTACTTCAATGATCTCCAGACCCTGATTGTATCCTTCTCGTTGTACTTATCTGAAGTTTGTGACCACCTGTCCCAGATGTCAAAACCATCTTGGTTGTAAGGACTGAGGGCATTACCCACATTAACCCACACCTCCCTGTCGTTACTGTCAATAAACTGTAGACAGTCTATTAAGTCCTGTTTTTGCTCCAAAGGTAGGTGTTTTGAGACGAGTTTGGGCTTATCAGTCGTAAAGTCAGACTTTGTATAACCACGTATCCAGTCTGGTAATGGAGATGGAAGACATCCATCTGTAGGGTCACTAGAGCCTTCAAACTCATACGTACCACCCGATTTATGCGTGGATGGCTCAACAATAATGTAACCGTTCGCTTTTAGATCAACACCCTTAGCGAGTTTACCTGGGAAGTTCTGGTTTTTTGGAAGTTGGAAGATCCTGTGTTCACCACCACCTCCCGTGAACTGGAGGACATCCGAAGTAATCAGCCCATGTTCCTCCTCTAATAACTCCATCGACAATAAACCACCGTTTCTCGGATCTATGTCTACCGCAATTAACCCAGATCTCTCCATGTGGCAACCAATGTTCATTGTGGGGTTCTTCGTCCACCACTCTTTTACCTGTTCAGGGTTCAGGGTCGCTGCATTCATCCCCAACTGACCGTCTGAGGTTCTGGAGGATGGGTGTGGGTGTTTCCCTTGGTTACTACAAGTAATGTCCCCACAGTCACACTGACCGTTAGTCACACCCCATACAGGGAAGATGTACCACCCTACATTTACATAAGAGAGCGCACGATCCAAAAACTCATTACCTGTTGTCAACTCAGTCACGTTGAACTTACCTCCTGTCATCTTTACCAGATCAACCATATACACCTCTAAATTATAAAAATTAACTTACGAACCACGTTATACTGATTCTACTCTCATTTGTCAATATGATAAAAAGGTATTGACACTAAGACCAATCAGAGTATAATGGTATGTACTCAATACGGAACTAAAGAGGATTAAAAATGAGTAAAGATGAAGACAATATCACAATGCGCGGGATCAGGATGCCTGTTTGGGTCTGGGAGGGAATGAAAGAGATAGCTAAGGAGGATGATCGTCCAACGGGTTATCTCATAGTCACAGTCCTGAAGGGCTACATTGAACAGTGGAAGAGGGAGATTGAATGAGTATTCTAAAACAACACCAGAACGCAGTTACACAACTCGCACGATGGAAGAAAGAGGAACTTGAACTTCGTGATCAGTTGATTGGAACTCTACCTGATTCGTATATTCCAGAAGTAGGGTCATCCAAGACGACTAATACGGATAATTACAAGGTAACAGTTAAGCGTCCACTCAACACAACCATCGACAGCAAGAAGTTGGGGGGAGTGATGGACTCACTGGATGGAGAGACAATCAATAATGTGTTCAACACGAAATATTCCCTGAATAAGAAGGGGTTTAACTTGTTAGGCGACAAAGATAGGAACATTGTTGAAGAGTGCCTTGTTGAGAAAGAGGGGCAGCCTACAATCTCGTATAAGGTTATTGATGATGAATGATGAAGAAATATCTCGCTTGGTTTATGACGTAAATGTTGAGTTTCACTCTATTGTTGAAAAGAAGATAGAGGAGTCGGGTTTTTCATCAACCGAAGAGTTTGCTTTCATTATGGCCGCATTATCAGGGATACAAGCAGCAGCTATCACTACCTGGTCGCCTAGTGAAGAAGACGCATACAGGCTACTCGTGAAGAATGGTGAAATTGTTGGGATGATGGTGAAAGAGTATTTTGAGCTAAAAAAGGAGAAAGAAAATGGCAATTAGTTTAGATTCGATAGGTAAGCCAAAAAAGCGGCCTATCATTATGACAGTAATAGGTGAACCCGGAACGGGTAAGGAGCAACCTATATCATCAACAATTATAACTCCCACTGGTGAGACTACCATGGGTGAGCTGAAGATTGGTGATTATGTTGTAGGTAGAAACGGAAAGAAAACAAAAGTTACACATATATTCCCTCAAGGTGTAAAGGATGTTTACGAATTGACGCTCTCTGACGGCTCTAAGGTGCGGTGTGGATACAATCACTTGTGGACAGTGATCGACTACAGAAAAGGCGAGATTACTATGCCCCTGTATGAGTTGATGGAAAAATACAAGAAAAAAGGAGGGCAACTCAAGTACAAGATACCACTGTGCAAGCCTGTTAAGTTTGATAGTGAAGAGACAGCCTATCCTCCATACGTAATTGGCGCATTGATTGGCGATGGGTCCTTGGTTGCCAGCACCGTGTTGTTTAGTAACCCATTGCAGGACATTTTTATTAAACATCGGATGGAGTCTTTGTTAGATGATTCATGTAATTTTATAAAAGGCAGGGACACTGGCGGATGTATGCAATACACTATTGGTAAAGGCAGCGGCTATCCTAATCTGTTACTGCGGCATATTAAAAGTGTTGGCTTGGATGTACGGTCTAAGTATAAGTTTATCCCCGATGAATACAAGTTTGCGTCCGTTGATGATCGCAAGGAGTTGTTGTTTGGGTTGATGGATACTGATGGCTCATGTAGTAAAAACCGCACATCATTCAGTACAAAATCTGAAAGGCTGGCTGACGATTTAATATGGCTAACACAGTCTCTTGGCGGTATTGCTATCAAGCGCAGCTACGATAGAACGAGTGAAAATAAAGGCATAGAATACTCTGTTAATGTTAAAACTCACTTCAATCCATTCAAACTTAATCGCAAGGCAAGCCAGTGGAAACTTAATGAGAAATACAGGATGGCTCGCAGAATTAAAGATATTTCTATTGTCGGAAAAGAAGAGCAGCAGTGTATTGTTGTTGATAATGATGACAGTTTATATCTTACTGACGAGTTTGTTGTTACCCATAATAGCACTCTTGGTAGCCTGTTCCCAGACCCTATTTTCATCACAACTGAGGATGGGTTGATGGATGTACATGGAGGTAACGTACAAGCATTTCCATTGGCTGAAAACTCAGGAGACGTATTTGATGCAATAAGAGTTCTCGCTCAAGAGGATCATGCGTTTAAAACAGTCGTTATTGACTCGATCACTCAATTAAATACGATGTTCGAGAAAGAGATCCTTGATGCTGATCCAGGGGCGAAATCATTTGCTTCATCCCATGGGGGTTATGGTAGTGCATACGCTATGCTGGCTGAAGAGAATCGTAAGATTCGTGAGTGGACTGGAAAACTATCCACAGTAAAAGGGATGCACGTAATTTATATCGCTCATAGCGGCGTAGAGGATATAACCCTGCCAGATTCTGACCCATTTCAGAGATACACTATCGCAAACCTCCACAAGAAATCCATACCCCACTATGTTGGAAATGCTGATGTGGTGGCCCATACCCGCCTCAAGACCTATTTGAAGGGTGGAGAGGACGAAAAGAAACGAGCAATTGATTCTGGTGAGCGTGAGATCATCTGTCATCTGTCTGCATCCAATGTATCCAAGAATCGCTTAGGCATCACTGAACCGTTACCTTTCACTTTGGTTGATAATCCGTTTAGTGACTATCTTCCTGTAATTTAATTTTTAACCATCCCCTACAACTACAAAGGAAATAAAATCATGGCCGATATCGGTAATTTTGACGCTACAACCGTAGCACCTAATTCATCTGCTGCTCCAGCAGGAATTTACAAGGCAATCATAACGGATAGTGAGGGTAAACCGACCGCAAAAGGAAGCGGAATTCTCCTGAAGATGCAGATCGTTGAGGGTCCGTTTCAGGGACACATTTTCACTGAATTCCTGAATATGCAACACTCTAGCAGTCCTGTTGCAGAACGTATCTCAAAACAGACTCTCTCTAGTATCTGCCACGTTACAGGCAAGATGCAAGTCAGTAACACAACAGAACTACACGACATTCCGTTTGCTGTGAAACTGTCAATTGAAGACGGTGGATCGTACCCTGATAAGAACAAGGTGAAAGAATGGCTAATGGTTGATGGATCTAAGATCGACAGTAAAGCTACTCCTGCTACTGCCTCTGCTCCTGCCTCTAAGGAAGACGACGACATTCCATTTTAGAGTTCAATCGTACAACAACAACCACCTCCTACTAGATGGGGGGTGGTTTTTTAACCTTGGAAATCAGGAGCAACCATGGATACAGTAGAGAAGATCTACAAGTACGCAGAGGATCATGCGGATTCCACCAATAGACCCCATCTGGGAGCCTCTATAATCGGTGATCAGTGTTCCCGAAAACTTTGGTATACATTCAGATGGGCTAGTGAGAGAAAGTTCGATGGAAGGCTGTTACGGCTGTTTCAGACCGGACATCTGGAAGAAGATAGACTGATAGATGCTCTGAAGAAAGTCGGGGTCAATGTCTCTCAATTTGTTCCAGGAACAAAAACACAGTTTTCATGGAGTGTAATTGGTGGTCACTTTGGAGGATCTTGTGATGGAAAAGGTCAGGGTCTTGAGGAAGTGCTTAAAAAAGTGGCAATCCTTGAATTTAAGACAATGGCGGGTAAATACTTCCAAAGTCTAAAGAAGGATGGAGTCGAGAAGAGTCAATATAAGCACTACTGCCAGATGACCCTATACATGGGCTGGGCGAATCTCTCCTACGCATACTACCTTGTGAAGAACAAAGACACCGACGAACTGTATCAGGAGGTCGTAGAGTATGATCAAGAGCTGTTTGATAAGTTGATACACAAAGCAACCAAGATCATCACTTCACAGAACCCACTGGAGAGAGTGTCAGGCAAGAAGACATTTTACCTGTGTAATATGTGTGATTTTAGAGGGGTCTGCTGGAACAATGAATCAGTAGCTGTGAACTGTAGAACGTGCCTACACTCAACTCCTGAGATTGATTCAGAGAATAGAGGGTTATGGAGGTGCGAGAAGTACAATGCTCACGTCTCTACAGAGAAGCAGAGGGTCAGTAGTAAGTGTCCCAGCCATCTATACATCCCGTCACTACTACCGTATGAGGTCGATGATACGAATGGTAACAGTGTGGTGTACTTGCTGCCAGATGGAACAGAGGCAATTAATGGTGATGGAGGCTACAAGAGTAGTGAAATGTGGCACCTGAACCCAGAAGTCATAAAGGACGAAACATTGAATGAATTAAGGGATGTATTTGGAGGGACTATTGTTAGTTCTGAGACTCTAAACAAGACTAACCCAGAGAGGAGAGTTTTTAATGATAAGTGATGACACATGGAAGTTTGTAGAACAGGCAATAAGTGATCTTAATCTGTCACAAGAGGTATCGTTTAAAGCAGCATCCACAATAATGGTAGCACCTGAATCTCCGATATTAGAAAGCGCCCACGTCTGCTCTCTTCTACTTCTGAAGGCGCTGGGTAGACTAATTAACGATGATGAAGAGTGGCTGGAGTGGTGGGTTTACGACAATGATTGTGGAGAGAAGGGTTTTGTTGCCAAAGTTGATGGCGTGGAGTACAAGATGGAGACCATGGATGATTTACGAAAAGTCCTGTCTGCGGGTAAGGTTGTGCATTGAAACTTCGTGACTACCAAGAGGAGGCGGTACAGTCTTTATATTCTCATTTCAGATCAAAAGATACCGTAGCTCTTACTGTTCTTCCAACAGGTACAGGCAAAGCATTCGTTATTGCGTCTGTGTTTAAGGATGTACTGGAGAGAACAACAGACAAGAGGGTTTTATGTCTTGTTCATACCGTAGATCTAGTGGGGCAAAACGCTGAAACACTAGAGGAGATCTGGGGCGGGAAGGTAGGGATTAATGCTGCTGGATTAAATCGCCGTGACTGCTATGAACGGGTGATCTTTGCCTCAATTCAAACTGTGCATAAGAAAGCTATGCACCTTGGGAGTTTCGACCTAATCTGCATTGATGAAGCGCACCTTATTAGCTCTACAGAGACTGGGATTTATCGCAAGTTTTTGAAAGAGATGCAGCAAATAAACCCTAATGTAAAGATCTGGGGTTTAACTGCTACTGACTTTAGGCTAAAGGGAGGATTGCTGACTGATGGGGATGAAGCATTGTTTGATGAGGTGATTTATGATAAGAATATGCTGTGGTTCTTTGAGCATAACTACCTTTCCCCATTGATCAGTAAGCCCGTCATCAACCGCGTGGATACTCAAGGGCTTCACACGAGAGCGGGTGAATTCATCAGTAAAGAGGTGAATGAGAAATTTGATAAAGATGAGATTACGCGGAAAGCGGTTGCTGAGATTATTGAGTTTGGTCAAGATAGAGTATCGTGGATCGTATTTTGCTCTGGCGTTGATCATGCTAACCATGTTCAGCAGGAGCTTATTGATCAGGGTGTCGATACTGTATGTATAACTGGAAAGACTGCCAAGGTTGAACGGGCTAAAGCGATCAAGAGGTTCAAGAGCCTTGAGATCAAATGCCTTGTAGGTGTGGATGTACTGACAACAGGATTTAATGCTCCAACGGTAGATTTAATTGCTTTTCTTAGGCCAACACAAAGTCCAGGGTTATTGGTTCAAATGGCTGGAAGAGGGACACGATTATCTCCAGAGACAGGGAAGAAGGATTGTCTTCTATTAGACTTTAGTGGAAACCTAAACCGTCACGGCCCCATTGACCAGATCAAGGGGAAGTCAAAGAAACGAGGGTCTGGTGGAGAAGCACCACAAAAATATTGTTTGGGGTGTGGAGCTATATGTCATGCAAACGTCAGGATTTGCGCTGATTGTGGATATGAGTTTGAGATCATTGAGAAGCCAAAGCACGAAGCTACAGCCAGTACAGCAGCCGCACTATCCATCCATGAAACAGGTAGGGCGACATTGTATAAGGTTGATAGGACCACTTACAGTAAACACACAAAGAAGGGAGGGCAATATAGTATGAGGGTGACTTACTGGATGGGGTTACTGGAGATCTGCTCGGAGTGGGTCTGTTTTGAGCATCATGGATTTCCACGAACAAAGGCAGTCGCATGGTGGTATGCAAGAACAGATACAGTCGTTCCAGACACAGTAATTGAGGCGTTGAATAGAGTAGACGTACTGAAGTCAGCGAAGGGTATCCATGTCGATAAGTCTGGTAAATATCCAGAGATTAAAGGAGTTGAGTTTTGAAATACAACCACATAGTTGGGATTGATCCAGGATCAAGTACGGGTGTGGCTAAATTAAACGTAACAACCAATAAACTTGAAGTCCTACAGACACTAGACTTCTGGAGTGCTTATAACTATCTGGATAATTTTGATAGACGAGAAACCCTAGTCGTAATAGAAGTCCCGACCACCAAGACCAACTGGCATGGTAACGGTGCCGCTATTGACGTGGGTGGAGTTATCCGAGAGGCGAAGCTACTGGCAGACGGTATAGAAAGGCTGGGTTTTGAGGTTATTAGAGTTCATCCAAGGGGAAAGGTTCCAGCAAAGAACTTCAACAAGATTACTGGTTGGGTAGGGCGCTCAAATGAGCATAATCGGGACGCTGGAATGCTTGCTTGGTCCGAAATGAAGCGCCTTACAAGAGAGAAATAGCTGTCTCTGGAGAGATAAGTCTGTTTCTAAGTAGTGCGCCTACTATCCTGTCCTGCCACTTGCGAGGGAGGTCTGCTGGTATCTTTGAAGCCGCTTGTTGAGTCACCCCAATAACTTCAGCTAAGTGTTTTTGAGTTCCGCCACTCAAAAATATTGCTTGTCGCTTGTCCATAGCTGTATTATATCAAGAAAAGTTGTTATGGAGCAAAGAAAGTTGTTTAATGTGTTGACTCTGAAATAAATACCTGTATAATGTATTACATCAAGCAAGCAAAAAGGAGTTAAGTGATGGAGGATAAGAAAATGACAGACAGGGAGATCATACTGGAAGTCCATAGGCTTGCAGAGAGTCGTACAAACGAAATGAATGCAGATCAATTGTGGGATTTGTTGAACGAGATTCAGGGAACTATTGAACTAGATATTTTGGTATAAATCCCTTTCTATGGCGGGGGTTCCTTTAAGGGACGTGGATCATGGGCGGGTCGGCTGGCGGTATCCGTGCATTGAATAACACCAGCAGTATGAGGGCTTCGGCGCACCTCCTTTTTTTGCTGCAATCATTGATTGTAGATCAAAAAAGCGCACCTGATCATACCGAGTGGTTCCCGTTAAGAACCTTTATTTGTTAATAATTTAAGGAGATACAGAAATGACAGGAACAGTTAACCAATTACCAAAATGCGATATTTGTGGCGAGCATGGCGAGGTCACAGCAGGGGTCTGTAGTAAACCTTCATGCCAGTGCCTTGCCAACAAGAAAGCACTACGGCAAGTAAATGACCTGCCATGGGGCGAGCGATTAACAGCAGTGATTATAGCTGTATACCTTGCAACCTTTCTGTTATCGCTAGTCGGCGCACTGACAATTAGCGGCTATGTCGTAGGTTGCATGGCATGTGAGACTGGAGCACCGCAAGGCATTATATGTAAACCGGTACTTACTTTTAAACCAAGTATCATGGGAGAGAAATAATGAAACGACAAGTAGGACTCAAAGTACAAGTCCCCGAGTGGGCTAATTGGATAGCTCAAGATAAAAGTGGGACCTGGTGGGTATACAAGGAAAAGCCATATCTCACGGTATTATTTGGAAAAGAACATATTGATGCCTGGTGGAGTAAGGCACAGAATGAAATCATCGGTAAAACTCTAAATAAAAACAAATGGCGCAAATCACTGAAGAGGATTAAATGATGAAACGTAGATCACATTATCAGCAACGGAGAGCCGAGGCAGACGGGTATACTATTGTTAAGAACGATGGAATGCCATTAGTTAATGTAATCATCAGAAGACAAAAAAGTCGAGGTTCCAGAATGAAAGAGTTAATGAATAAGAAGTGGCGTACTAAAGATGGACGCGATGCGCGGATTGTATGTGTTGATCTTAAACATGAAAATCACCCAGTCCTGTGCCTAGTCACTCGTGAGAGTGGAATAGAGGATATGTTTGCCTTAACCGAAGAGTTACATTTTTGTAGGGAACCCTACATCACAGAAGTAATGCCTTGGGATGACATCAAGCTAGATGACCCTGTGGTTTGTTGGAATAAAAGTGGCCACAAGTATAAGGGATATTTCGCCGGTGTAGACTGTTATGGAAAACCAAAGACGTGGCTTTATTGTCGAACGTCGTTCAGTGCAGATGGTAGAGCCTGCGCTTGGAGACACTGCCGCCCTGCTACTGAAGCTGAGATTGCTGGCGGGGAGATTGAAGAGTAAAAGTTTATGGCGGTGTGGCGTAGAAAGCAAACGCTAAAAAGGCAAAGCACTAGATGCTGCGGTGACTACCCCGCATAAAAAAGAAGAGTGGGGTTAACGCCCTGCCTCCGCCACCTATTAAAAGGATATGAGAAATGGTTACGATACAGCTCTTAGAAGATGATGACATTTTAGAGCCTACCGACTTTTACAGATTCACTAGAATTTGGTATATGGGGCAGTCAGACACTGTAGAAACTACCTCTATGTATGGAGGTGGCGTTATGAATTTCTTCTTATGGATGAGATTAAATAGAGAGTATGGCTCGAAGGGTTGGTATGGGAAGACTGTACGTGAGGTGAGAGGTTTTAACAAAAGCACTCCGTATCAACCTGGAGCTACTTTTGAGTTTGCAAGAGGTCCAATACCTGTAAAGAATCAGATGCCTGAGACTAATGTAGATAAAAGACTGACTCTTGGCAACACAGAATTAACTTTCGGGAAATATAAGGGAACTACAATAGCTGATCTAAATGACGATTCGTATTTAAGATGGTTATTTGAAAATGTAGAACCTTTTAAAAACGCCCCTTTAGAGATACGACAAAAGTTCACCTATTAAAAGGAATATGAGAAATGAACATACAAGAACTAGAACAGAAATATGCCGACTTAGGCGAAGAGATAAAGAAACTCAAGGCCAAACCAGTCAGCAATAAACGCTGGAAGGCTGAGAAAGGCCATAGATATTACACGGTTAATGTTGAAGGTAAGGTCGTATCTACTTACGAATATGACAATACCAGTGATCAATGGAGATACCTTCTGGGCAGCTACTTTAAAACTCAAGCAGAGGCTGAGCTATACCGTGACCGTCAGTTAGCAACCCAGAGTGTACTTGACGCACTGCGAGAGGCTGAGGGTGATTGGGTTGCTGATTGGGATAACAAGGAACAGCGGAAATACCGTACTTATATTTCGGAAGGTGATTTGTATTTTGATTGGAACACAGTAGGGATGTACACACCAAAAGACTGGCACTCATCAAAAGAAGCATGGACGCAGGTTATTAAATCTCATGCAGATGATGTGTGGTTAATGATTACTGGAGAGCGGAGATGAAAACAATCGAAGTAACTAATGACGAGTGGGAAGCGATTACCTTATTCCGAGCTACAAAACAGGCTGTTGAGAAACTGGAAGAGGCTCCAGCCCTATACTCGGGCTACACAGAGGAGCAGATTCAGATAATTATTGATGGTGGGTATTTGGTGA